TTCCTTAGTAGACCCGTTAAGATCGTAGAAGAAGAATGGGCTACTAATAATTCAATATTCTTTCAATTTGATCCCTGGTCACTGTATATGCAGAATCCAAGAGTCATTAATAGAATAGCGAATTATAATTTATTGCGAGCTAAACTGAATTTAAAGTTCGTCATAAATGGAAATGGTTTTCAATATGGTAGAGCAATTGCAACGTACCTACCTTATGCTCAGTTTGATAGCCTGTCTCAAAATCGCAGTACCGTCATACAAGACTTAGTACAAGCTTCACAACAACCTCATGTATTTCTTGATCCAACAATGTCTACTGGGGGCAACATGCGTTTGCCTTTCTTTGACTATAGGAATTACATTAATATTTCTAATTCGCAGTGGAATGAATTAGGTGAAGTTACTGTGCGATCAATCAATGATTTGAAGCATGCGAATGGAGCTAGTGATGTTGTTACTATATCTGTTTTTGCATGGGTGGAGGATGCCTCAATGGCTGTTCTTACGAGTGTTGATCCAAATACACTCACTCCACAGTCAGGTCGTGAAGTTGATGAAGCAAATACGAAGGGTATGATTTCTGGACCTGCTACAGCAGTTGAAAAGGTTGCAACTGTTTTAGCAGCTATACCCGCCATCGCGCCATATGCTGTTGCCACAGCTGAAGGTGCTGGTATGGTCGCAAAGATCGCCAAATCTTTAGGGTATTGTAGACCACCTGTGACCAAGGATCCAGAACCTTACAGGCCTCACTCCACATCGTCGTTAGCCGTAACTACTGTACCTGATGGTGCTAGTAAAATGACGATAGATGACAAGCAAGAATTGACTATAGACCCTCGTATTGCTGGAGTGGGACCTGCCGATCCACTAAATATTAAAGAAATCGCTAAACGTGAATCATATCTTACAAAATTTAGTTGGAATATCGGTACTACACCTGAAACACTATTGTGGAATGCGCGCATTGATCCGTGTCAATTCGCGACAGACTCGCTCACACCCACTGGATACCACTTTCCGGCGTGTGCTATGGCGGCTTTACCCTTCAAATATTGGACGGGTTCGATGCGCTTCAGATTTCAATTTGTTTGCTCTGCATTTCATAAGGGTAGGATCAAAATTGTGTATGATCCAAATATTATTGAGAGTAATGAGTACAACACCAATTATATTGAAGTTGTTGACATTGCTGATAAATCTGATTTTACTATCGAGATTGGCAATGGGCAAACAACTACCCTTTTGACTCACGCGCAACCAGGAGTACAAACAGAATTTATATGCACCGGAATCTATTATTTCCTAGTGTAGGTCCCGGTAATGGTGTTATAGGCGTATTTGTGGC